AGTATAAGCACCTCCAAAACCTCCTGAAGTTAGAGTTAAGCCGGGCCCCACACCCAGATATTGGGAATTAGGTAAATCAGTGGGATCGGGAGTCATTAAAATATAGGTTGATGTATTTGGCGCACTCATTGCTTAATCTCCCGGTAAAATAGATAAAGACATGCCGTCATTATTTACAAATGGTCCTGTTTGAGTAACAGCGTTTGCCGTTGGAATTAATAAAGGAAATTGCGATCGTAAGGGAATAGCTAAACTTAGCGTATAATTGCCTGAAGTTAGATTATTTGCATAAAACTGATTATATAATGCAGGTACATAGACAATAATATTGCCAGTTAATGCACCTATAAAGTTTAAGATCGTATTATTGTATTGCTCATCCGACAATGTAACGTTTTCATTTCCACTTACATCAATAGTGGCGGTTGGAACCTCAATGTTTCCTAATTCAGGATCTGGTCTAGGATTCTTTAAAGGAACAGGATCCATCGTAATAATAGGCGTTAATTTTTGAGGATTAGGCAGATCTAGAAACTTATAATGCACCCAAAATCCAGTCCAAACTAATCCTCTTCCTCTGTACTCCATTTGACGACGTAAATCAGCATGGCGTACAATAAGACCGCTATAATCACAAACACCTAATCCTCTAGGATTCTTTCTATCTAACTTTGTGTATTTCCCACGATATGTAAGCTGCATAATATCATTCCTCAGTTATATTTTTGGAAACCAAGGAAATCAGGTTGAATCCTGAGAGTTACATAAGGCGCATCTGTCTCCGCTGCATTCGTAAATGAAACCTCTTTCTGCTGCGATAATCTTTCAATCAAATCAGGTTTGTCTAAAGCAAATTTGCAAGCCAAACGGTAAGCCAATTCACTCACAAGAGCTTCTAGATATCGTTGAGGAATATCAAACTCCTGAAAGAGAGCGCTAACGTCTTGCGGATACTGATACGCCGTATAAATTACCGTTTGATAAGTTACATTTGGCGTAGGCCATAAGACAAGAGTAGGCTGAATCTGTTGATTAAAGAAAAATGAAGAAGGATATCCTTGATTCATCTTATTACCAACTTGCATCCATTCCGATGCAGTAAGTGCCGTTAAAGTTCTATCATTGGGACCATTCGTTGGAGGTTGTGCAAAATTGATTTGTTGAATAGCAAGAGTAGCGCCATTCGTTTCTCGTATTCTCCAAGCACGTGCATTTAAAGAATTTTGAATAACAAACCATTGAATTTGATTTGAGTTATAAACTGTTTCTGGCGTTTGTAATATCGTTATCCAGTTAGTGGTATCAAACGAATATTCTATAGCCAAAGTGTAATTAGAGCTGTTATTAATAGCCATAATACCAACGTACAAAATGCTATTAGAATTTCCGGTTCCGTAATCATAAGAAATATATCCATTAGAGGCTTGTAATGTGCATCCTTCTGTTGTGTTTGGATTAAAACAATTGGCGGCACTCCCTGAAGCAACAGTTGATGATGTTGCTGACCCTCCTGTATTTAAAATAGCAGGCGTTGATGCAATGACTGTAATAACCTGAGTAATGCTTGTTGGAAGTTGATAAATAGGTTGCCCTTGATAAAGCGAAAACATAAACATTTCTCGCATCCAAGCATTTGGACCTTTACCCATCCATTCTGTTAAAAGCAAATTAGAGGACATTAATGCTGATTCAGCATGATATGGCGTCAACTCATCTCCAATAATACCAATTCTTTCATACGCTTCACGTACAAAATCATCAATTTGAGTATTGGTTCCAAAAAGATAAGTGTTGCTTGTAGCCATTCATTTCACACCTTAACGATTGCAAGGACGGTGTGTTTTTTTAAATTTATCTGCACGCAACATAGCGCCATCTTTGACAGGATTTTTTATCCACTTACCTTCTTTAGCTGCTTGGGGGGGTTGCGGATATTGAGGGGATGGTTGTTGCATAAATTTCTTTTGTGGCGGAGATTGCATTTTTTGCAAAGCTTGCAATGCGTTTTGATCACCATTAGCTGCTTTGTACCCAACAAACGCTTTCATTCCTGTTTTTGCTAAACCTCTTAGCTTTCCACCAACCCAATCACCAAAGCCATGGCATTCAGGATCAACCGAATCACCTTTTTTATGCTTAGAAACCGCATGCGTTCTGTTATTCGGGTGTTTACGATCCTCATGCTCAACACAATTGCTCGCGTGAAGAAGTTTTTTCTCTTGCTCTCTTATCTTTTTATCATTTTCAAGATTAAGATAACCTCCCGTTTTAACACGACGGGCATTTTGCTTGCCTAAATATTGAGTCTCAGCAGGCGTTTTTACTTTTTTAGAAATACCATTCATCTCTGCCCAAGATTCTGTAGGCTCATCTCTTGCGATATTTGTACGGGGCCGAGGTCTAGGATCGGACACTAAGTCTCGAGAACTTTCTTGTGTGTTATGATGATGTTTTTCCACATGCTCATGATAATCATAAGCTGGCGTTTCATGATGGCGTCCAAAATAACCACTTCTATGCTCTTCTTTTTTTTCAGACGGCATTTTACGATTCACTGTGTGTTTAATTGTAATTTCCACACGAGGGACTTCACCGCCCTTTTTAAATGCAGGCGCTTGAGAACCGTGATTAACCATTGATCCAGGCGCTATCATTCTAAATTCTTTGCGCATTTATCTAACTCCTTGTTGAAGGAACGTAAATATTGCTGATCCGTGATTAGCAGGCGTTCCATCGGTTACATTAAACCAAAGTGTTGCTATCGGAGATGGGATTAAACAAATCTGATTGTCTGTTGCCGTTTCTAAATTATTGTTAGCAGCAGGCGTAAACATATTATTTAAAGTAAATGCTGGTATATTCTTTGCATATGTTGGTATTTGCGTCCCAATAAATGGCAGAATATTTCCTTGAGAACCTGGCGTATAAGGTTTGTTTAAACTGACATAACAGGTATAAGTTAATGTTTCTGTGCCTGAATTGAAAACTTGACCAGAGGCCGTAGCATACCAACCAAAACGGTCATCATCTGGAAAGATATATTCAGTAACACCAGAAGTCCCATATCCAAGGCTAACCGTACTCGCGCCTGTTGTCGCACTAACTTGAGCACTTAATATTCGATTATATATGTTTGTAGACCATAAATAATTTGTTGTTGCATTAGGGAGTGCATGTGTTTCAGTTAACAGCTGATTAAGAGGTCCTGTTGGATTTCCAGTGACATCAATAGGAGACCCATATCCTGTAATCGTCATATTGACAGCGGATAGATTCCCTGATGCAGTAACTGAAAGTCTCCTAATATTTGGATATAAAGAAAATCCACTACTCATCGATCCATAATTGGACAAACTTGTTTGATTGTTTGCATTAATAGAAAGACCTGTAGGGCTAGGCACAGATGGTAAATTGGAATTTAGTTGAAGATATCCATTTGCTAATGCTGTTTGAGCAGAAGCAATAATACCTTCATTACCGGCAGATGCATCCCAATAAATTACCTGTGCCTTACTCATTATGCATGAATCCCGGTGTAGTATTGTTGAACACCGACTTGATCACTAATACCGATACGATTTCTTGTTACAAGATTCGAACTAGACGTTCCTCCCGCAGGAAGACTATTCAAGGCTTGCTGATTCTGGAAATTATCGTAACCATGGACGAAATACGTGAAGTGCAGTTCTTTTCCTCCATCCGCAGGTGTTGAAGGCAAATAAGTACCTCTTACATCTCCTGTGGTGTTTGTGGCTGTTCTTGAATCTGCAGGAGTAAAAGTCCCTAAAGGCGCTAATGTTGTAAACGTAGTTGATATACCATTTACGTATTGATTTGATAACGGAATTATCGTCCAGTAGACAGTACTTTGATCAGTAGCATTCTGTGTATTTAAGTTTGCACTTAGAATTGTAAAGCTCGTTCCTGCTGTTGCCGCCGAAATATGCAAGTTTGCATTTGCGCCAACAGTTCCTATTGAAGAATTTGCATAAGACAAAAGAATGATTTGCCCGTACAATGCTGTGGCTGAACTTGTGTTAACTGTTACTGTTCCATTAACTAATTGAGCAACACCCTGAGTAATTGTTCTAGATTGTTGTGTAACGCACCAAAAAACAGAAGATGCATCCAAATTATTTGATGAATTAATTGTAAACCCAACGCCCGGAATAATAGACGCTGGAGGCGCAGAAAGAATTCCTAAGCTTGGTCCTGTTACTCTATATGTTAGTTGAATAACGCTATTCGCATTAACCTGAGGACATGAAACAAAAACTGTCCCAGCGACTAGGCTTGCTCTTCCTTGTGGCCAATTGTTTGGCATAATTGCATAAAAAGCGGTACTGACATCGGTAGCGTTAGAAGATTGAATTGAAAAATTTGTTCCTGCGACTGTTGTCGGGACGCTCAAGAATCCAGTTGCAGTTATAGGCGCTCTATATGTTAATTGAATATTTGCTTGCCCAGAAACTACGCCAGCATTCGGAATAAGAACCTGAGTCGTGCCGTTTAAGGTTTCACCTGCTGTTACGGAAGAACCAGCGACAGTGCTTATAGATGCGAGAGATCCCATCATTTCTGATTGATTTCCCCACGAAATAGCTTGAACGTCTCCAAAAGAAGATACCGCATAAGGCAAACCATAGGTATCAGTCGTCTGTATTTGGATATTTCCAGCTGTAACTGCCGTTCCATTGAAATAAGCATTATCAATTTGATAAAAAGCCTTTTTCATTTGATAGGTGGCTGAACCTGCAGCAATCGTTACAGATTCTTGCATTTGAGCTCCGTAAAAATCATTTCCAAACACAGTAATAGTGCCAGCGCCTCCAGTCGTTGCATTTGTAACAACAGATAAAGCTCTAGGCCAATCCAACTGAAGATAAGTTTGACTACCACCTGATATAGTCCCTCCTGTTGGAGAAACGCCGCTAGCTGTAATATATCCATCTGGTGTTAGTGTTAGATATCCAGCGCCTGCTGGCGCCACACCAACGGTCAAACCAACGACATTACCCCTAGCACTAGCGCCTCTTGGGATCATATTGTAAGTATTTGCAGCTGATAACAACATCCCTCGTCCCCATTGATCATAAGGATTCGCAGATGTTATTTGTCCGATACCGTTTGTCGTTTTTCTGTCGTTAATAGGACCGACTCTTAACCCATCATCAAGCTGAGTACCATTCGTACCCACGCCATTTGTTAAGAATGCTGAATTCGTTGTATTAGCCATTTTTTACCTCTTATAGATTAAGAATCAGTCAGTGAACTACATACCTTGAACACAGAAAGCTGCGCGCCAGTTTGTATAACCAAATGAATAACGCTCAATTGCTCTTACAAGAGTTGTATCAGTGTAAATATCTGTTAAGAAATCAACATCGAGGTTCTCTCTTTGGAACATCTTGAAGCCTTGCATTTCATCCGTTAGAACAAACCAATTGTAAGGATTCGTCAGGAATGGGTTTATAATATAGCCACCTGGTAAATACTTATCGTGGACAATAACGTTAATATCGTTATTGCCTGTTCCTGTTTGATAAGAAGACTTGAGAATACGGCCGGCTTGGAATCCAAGAGCTGGTGGAACAAGCAATTTAACAGGACTTGTATTAATGTTTTGACCTGAAAGAGCAAGCCAGTTCTTCATAATTGGGATTAGTTCTTCCAACGCAGATTCTGTCAATCCAACGGGGTTAGCAAACGTATTGCTGAGAGTCCCTGTGCTAATTGGATGCGCTGTAGAAGCGAGAGGCTGACCATCTGAGCCGATCGAATTATTATTAAATGCATTATTGAACGTGTACATTGCGTTTATTTCACGCAAGTTAGCCAAGCTGTTTCTTAATTGCATAGCTGCTTGAGGGAATTGTGACTCGTACAGGTTATCAGCGACTGCGCCACGAGTTATTTGAAAGCCGATTCCATAATATTCGTGATTATAAGCCGTGGTATAACCTTGTTGCATGGTGCCAATTGTAATTGGTGCGCCATCAGCTTTACGAGAGCCGATCTGCAAACCTTGCATTTCTATGTCATATTCAGTTGCTCTGTCGCTCTTAAAGATTTGAAATACATCCTTAAAGAGATCAGGATAGCGGTTAAAGTTCCAAAAGACTGTGCGGGCTATTGGAACGAGAAGAGATTGTATATTACTGCGATTAATCTGAGCCATTTATGGAAACTCCCTTACGCTACTGAGGTCATTGTTCGGAAGTAATGATGAGCAATAATTACTTCTACGTTGTTATAAATTTGTCCGGAAACATTGTTTGGATAATTACTAAGCCCATTAATAAAAACAGGAAAGTTACCAGCTGCTGGCGTTATTCCAGCCAAATTAACTGTTACTGAGGACGTCCCCAATTGAGGATTTCCTTGAACAAGTCCGGCAGAAACTGAGAAAGCTATTGTGGCAAAATTTCCAACGTTATTTTGAGTCGCTCCAACCCCGGTATCACCAGTGGTTTGGCAGTCATAAATAAGATTGGGATCAACAATAAGGTTAATAACGGCAGGAACTCCACCAACTGTTGCTGTGCCTGCTAACCAAACTGGACGTCCAGGGTTTGCGTTATCAACAGGGACAAGGGCAGAAGGAACAATATACTCACAGCCAGCAGAAACACCTAGGATGGAATAGTTATTGTAATTATTTCCATTTCGATCATAAGAACTTGCTATATAGCCAGTACCTGAGCTATTGACAGCTGTTGTCGCCATAAACACTGGATCATTTTTCCAAATGTTTTGATTGTAACCAGAATTAATAAGATAAGGAGTTGTGCCACCATTCCAGGTAGCATTTGTAATTGTGCGTACAGCATTCAAGCCAGAAGACGCATTGGTTCCGTATGACATGTTTATCTCCGTGTCTAACAAAAAAATAAATAAATTGTTTTTATGGAAATAAACGCCACAGGAGCGCTTCTTGATTAATCTTCCTTACTTAACCAAGGAGTTAGTTTTAATCTGACTAACAACAGAAAATATACGAGGCCTTAGAGACCAAGAAATTTAAGAGAGTTACTAAAAACCCCCTTAAATCGAAATGTGTTATGTGTATTTGTAAAGATCTAACTATCAAAGACAATTTATTTTAACAAACACACAATCAATGTCAATAATATTACACTAAAAACATATGTATTTTTGAATTAAACGATAACTGTATGTCTTTCTTTCGGAGCCAATGAAGGACTTGGGGATTTAAACCCATCATCAAACAAGGTCATATTCTTCTTTAGCTCTTCATTCTTTTGATTTAGCTTGTTGTACATTTCCATTTCCTGCTCATGAATGGTTTTCAACCTCTTCATAGCAACTTGGCCTTTGTACTTAATAAGATTTGCATCGTGGTTTCTTCCTGCGATATTAAAGTACCGACGAGAAAGCTCTGGGTCCTCTGATCTGTCAATTGGCCACCAATATTTATTAACAGCTTCATCCAATCCACCATAAGGATCATTATTATTGCCTCTTCCTTCAATTGGAATGAAAGCGCAGATATAATCTGAGTTTTTCTCACGCAATGCTTTTGGTAAATTAAACATCGAATCATTTAATGAGAATATAGGGGCATGTCCATGACTTGCATGTGAATTTTGTGAGTGGAAATCAAGATGACGCTTGAAATGCATTCCATCTATTTTAAACTCTTGTGCGAGACTAATATTCTCTTCTTTTTTCTTTGGCTTGCTTTCATGTGAATTTTCAGATTCAAAGGCTGCTAATTTATCCGCAACATCTTCTGTTCTAATTTTCTTAGGTCTTCCTGCCATTTTTATTATCCTTCTTTCATGTCTATAAAAAGGTGATTTTGTATATATGTATTCATTGTCATGTCTATAAAATCGTTAATTAGGTATGGAAAATGATATTTTTCCTTCAGTCATATTATCCAGATCATATCCATTATCTCTAAAATACTTCTGTGATTCCGCTAGAATAGACATTGTTTGTTCTTCAGAAATTGGATGTCCTGGATTTCTTGGGTCTGGAATCTTCAAAGAACGAGCCATTTTAATTGTACGCTCATCTAAAGGAACCGCATTATGAGTTGTTTGCGGATAACGATTCATGTATTGATCTGCCATTGTGGACCCTCTTCTTTCAACACCATTGCTATAAACTGCTTGCTGTCTTTGCATCAAAGGTTGCCTTGGTTTCTGTTGCATCTGTTTTTGCTGCTTTGGAGGTTCTTGTTTAATGCCATATTGATTTGCTAATGCAGTTTCGATTGTTTTGTAATACCAATCCGTTCCAATCATTTCAGCGCTTTGGTTAAACTTTAATCTTTTGTTTAATTCTTCAGCGACTTCATTAGCTTCATCCAAAATTTCTTTTGAAAAATGAGGGTCATTTGGATTCGCCCAAGGATTCCTATTTAAGAAAGAAGCATAAGACGGCGCTATTTCAGGCTCGTCGTATTCCTCTTCATAAACAGGATCTGGGGTTATGGGATAAATATAGGTATCTTCTGAATCATTATAATTCGGTGCAGGCTGATTCTGATGCTGATACTGCTGCATCTCTAATGTTGTTTGATACTTTTTAGTATCCATCAAAGCTTGCTGAAGTTTAATCTCAGAATCAATATCACCCATTTCTTTGGCATTTCTTAATTCTTGGATCAATCTTCTTTCATCAGCAACAAGAGTATTATAATTCGCTGAGATCGCTGACTCTTGAGTTTCATTAATAATTTGATCTCTTTGCCTTAATAACTCTTCAGCCTGTTGCAAACGTAATTGTTGTTGATAAATAACATTATCTTTTTCCTGACTAGCATGAACAAGTTGACTGATTCTCTTCTTGAAAGGATTTTTATTAACTCTTTTATTTTGAGAAGCCTCTACTGAGTGCGTTTGTTCTTGATTTGGAATTTGTTCTTGATGTGATTCTTCAACAGAAGAAGGAGGGGCATTATCTGCCACCTCTTGTTCTATCGGAGTGTCGTGATCTGGAATAGAAAACGTTGATGTAAAGACATCATTATTGTTTTGATCTGGGTCCATTTATAAGGCTCCCTTCAGAAGTATTTTTGCATCTTCATCACTGTAAGATGAGTAAATACGTTCATCATTTATATAGAAACACAAAACACCATTATAAACTTTTTCTTCTCTCTCATACCGAGCATATTCAACCCATTCTCCAACCTCAACTTCTAAGGCTTTTAATGAAGGATGTGTCTTAAATGCAGTCGGACCAATCTTTAAAACCAAACCCATTGTCTGTAAGACATCATTTCTGGTTTGACTTTCAATCGGGATATACAATCCAGAAGTTAGTTTCTCTGGCGTTTTAGGGGCCCTTAGCAAAAGTCTGTATCCTTTTACGTCTGGGCTAACTCCTATTTCGTTTCTAATAAATTCATCTTTTTCTTCATCTGTTAATTTTTTTTTTGACATACTTTTTACGCTTCCGGATTGATTGTATGAATCGGTGCTGAAGCGGGGATGGTTCTATTATCGTTTCTGTCTTCATATTCCTTCAAAAGATTATCAAGTGATCTGGATAAAGCTTCTGCGAATTCATGATTGCCAACGTATTTATTAACTTGGTCAATTTCCTTACAAACTCCGCTAGCAAGCTTATGCTTAATATCATTCATTGAGTTTGTGAGAGCTATTTTTAAATGTTCGTTATAACCTAGACTCATCTTATTTATTCCTACTATTTAATTACTATTTAAATTTGTAGGTTTTTCTTTTTTGTTTTCTTTTTATATAGCTTACGCCATATCTTTTTTACTCATTTGTCCGTGACGAATTTTAGCAACGCCCCCAATGGCTTTCTTCTGAACTTTGCCGCCTTTATTAAAAAATGTATCTGTTTTGCCGCCAAGTTTTCCATCAAGCTCATCTCCCTGCAGCGTTCCTCCGCTAAGAATAGGGACGGCCTTATGCGCAATCGTTCGGCGAGCTTTCCCTGCAAAGTCACCAATATCATGTAACGCCCCATGACCACCTATATCAACAGCTCCAAGAGTACCAAGATGAACCATATTTTGACCAAAATTCTTTAAACCGCTAACAAAATCACCCCAACTGTGATGCTCCGCATCATCATTTGTTGTAGACATCTGCCCTCCAGACTTTGCACGAGCTGGTTTCTTTTCAAACTGTCTTTGTCCCGAATCTGCACGATGGGGACCTTTCGCAAATTGACTTTGATTAGAATCGCCATGACGAGGAGATTTCTCAAATTGATTTGATGCTTGTGGACGTCCTGGCGCTCTTTCATTTAAAGAACCCCCCCGACTAAAAACCTTTCCACCGTGACAATCTTTCTGACCTCTGTTGAGCATTGATGTATCGCCACCATCAGCAAGACCACCCGTCTTCAATCTAGCCGGAGTCCCTGAATGAGGCTCTGCATAGGATTTATCCGCATGAAGTCCTAGTTTTCCATTAACAGTATCTTTAAAACTATGTTGTCTTAGTCCGTTGGTGAAGCTAGACATAACATCGCCGCCACTACGCATACTATTTAACTTCTCTTTGTATCCTGGATTAGCGTCTTTATTATGTCCTAACATTGTATCCTCTTTTCTCAGGGTTTGATTTAATACGACTGTAAATTTCAATAATCATCTTATTATTATAACACAACTACTTTACATCTCTATATATTTTGTGGCTCTTGCTGTTCTGGCATCATGTTTTGGTGTTGTGTTTCAATTTCTCTAAACAATTGGTCTTTTTCTTTTATGGCTGTATCGAGCGCAACTTTCTTATCATTAATATGTGTCTCAGCCATACCTTGCTGTATTTTAAAATCAAGCTCTTTCTCTTTAAAGGAAACATCAGACAGCATCTTTTGATAGTCCAATTGTAATTTCTGTTCATCAAGAGCAAGTTTCTTATTATCAAAGTCAGCTTTCAACTTAATCTGCATTTCATTAACTTGAGTCTCATGAAGCATCGCTTGTGCTTGAATCATTGCAGGATCTGGTTGAGGTCCTTGTTGATTGGCCTGCATCTCAGCTAATTTCTGCTGAGCTATTTGAGCGGCATGCTGAGCGATTTGATTTGCTTCCTCTGGAGATATTTGAGAAGGATCTTGTGGAATAGGAGCGCCAATTGAAGTGAATAATTCAACAACTAACTTCTGTGCTTTATGTTCCTGTATATGCGCATTAGCAGCCGCGATAACTTCCGGAGGCTGTGTCTGATCAGCCGTAATAAGAGAATGCACTGTAATATGAGCATCATGATCTTGAGGGATTCCAGCAACAACAGGTTTATTAGTTAAAAGATTCTTGTTCTCAGAGATAGGATCTAACGGTATTGTCGGAGGCGCTTCTTGTGGCTCAGGTAAGACTTTCTTAATCTCATCTTCTGACATATCCATATTAAGGTAATAAATCTTATAAGCTTCTCTTAGATTATGAATCTCTGGATTTTGACGAGCGTTATTGAGAATCAATTCAGATCGAAGTAACCGATAAGATGAATTTTGTAAGTTAGGGTCTGTTGACGTAATGATTTGAATGCTGGATTGGAAATCTTTCTTTGCAATAGCATGAGAGCCACCAGGAACTAAAAACGGATACTCTTCATCATTTGGCAGCCATTCAATGAATCGTTCTTTAAACAACTCAAACAATTGCTGCATAGATTTATGATATCCCTGCACCACAAAGTTAGGGACTTTCTGATAGCTTTGTAAAATCGCAAGTGCAGGGGAACTGGCTGCATTCGGTAATCTCTCGGCAACATCTTGATTGATAATAGCTGATGGTTTTCTAATATTATCCTCAAGTTTATCCTGCATTGCTGCAAGAGCGGCACTTGGTTCACCATACAGTTTATTATTCGTTAGGATAGCCTTGTCGATGTCCATACCGCCTGTTTGTAGCTTTGTAAATTCACCGATAGCAGGCCTAATGTTATTATCTTCCAAACGTAAGGCTGCTTGATAGAATCCACCAGGGAAACTGGAATACATACCTGCGGTTAACATCATTCTTAAAATGACAGTCGCTGCATGTGCTTGTTGTCCTGCATAATGAATAAGACCATATCCTTCACCATCAAAAGAAGGCAATAATGAGAAGTTAACAAAGAACTTTCTCTTTTCTTTTAAAGGATCGTTTTCTTTCCAATTTCTTTCCCATCGTAATATTTGACCTGAATTTGCGTCCAGATGAACAATATAAGCAACTGGAAATGAAAAATCTGCGGCCCTATCGTCCATAGGGACTTTATAATCTACATGAGTTTCATAGATCTTATATTCATTAGAATTTTGCTTGCTTGTCGAGAAGCTAGAATCAAAACCACTAATCTGATCTAGACTTTCTTTAATAACATTCCCTTGATCCCCTGAAGAATCTGTTGGGATAATACTTAAATCTCTATATTCCTTTGTAAACTTACGAAGTTCGAACTCATCCTTTGTAATATAATGAACTTGTGTAATCCGAGAAGAGATAAGATGCGAGGATATATCTCTATTAACAATAAGATCTTGCGGTTTAATCATCCTAAATGTAGGACGCTTCAAAATAGCATCAATAAAGACTTTCCCAAAGATAGACCCAACGACACATGACCAAAAAACAGTCCTTCTTAATTCTTTCTCAAAACCCTCATCAATGTTCTCAATGTAATTATTATAGAACTGTTTCAAGCGATAAGCTCTATCTTCTAGTTCTTGAGAAGTCTCACCTAAGATAACTGTTGAAGCTGGACCATTGGGAGGAAGAATGCTCGATATGATTGTAGCTGTGTAATCTAAAGTCGTTTCAAACAGCGCAGTAGAATGCACAGTAGGATCGCCTTGATAATCAACGCCACCACCTGCAGCACCGAAATCAGGTGTGATACCCATGATTTCAATAATGTTAGCAATGTATTGATTTGTTGTTTCTTGCGTCCTTGCATCATCCTCAATGTTTTTCTTAAGATGATGGCCGGCCTCTCTTAAAAAACTATCCGGCAGCCATTCCGCCATGTTTTCATGATGATTTTGATAGCTCTGAATAGCAGGCATTTCATTAGCGGGAGATTCACCAAATAGAGTGCTTCCGTCTGGAAAGTGTCGGATTCCATCGTGAGAAACAACCCCTTCCTCTATTTGATCATCTGAATTTCCTAAACCATCATCCATATAATCAAGAGGGGAGTTATTCATTTATGTCACCAATTCTTCTTCTTTTTGAAATTAAATTTCGGATCGTCAGTAGGATCATCAGGATGATAAATAAAACCAGATTGTTTTAGTCTAATAAATGCCTGCGACATAGAGTCTATTGTATCATTACTTTCACCCTTTGGAAACAAAAGACAATCTTTTATGAGTTGTCTGGAATAATCGTTCGGGTGTTGATGATGAGGTGCTAATGTTGGCAACCATAAAAGCCCCTTTTCGATAATATCTGTAATGCGTCTGGCTCTTGCTTCTTTAGCTGTCCCACTATAATTCAGACCTGCCTTTGCTGGATTGAATCCCATAAGAGGAATGCCAGTACTCATAAGTTCTGAGACAAGAGTATATCCACTTCCCTTAGATTCAATTAGAACTAAGTCACATTTCTTATCTTTTGGCTTAATAAAAGGATATTCATTATTATAATCATAGTTGCTGGACAGCTCGACGACCTTCTTACGAAGCTCAGGATATTCCAATTTTCCTTTAAATAATGAAAGAAGCATAACATTAGGGATATCTCGTTGATCTCTAAAGATACCCCATGTTGTGCACGCGCTATAACAAACTGTATCGGGACTCTTAGACGATGTAGCACCGACTAATGCTGTGTCCCAAGATTGAAGAATATACTCGAAGGTTGGAAACTCATCAACCTCATAGAAGTTAAACCACTCACGTTTAAATATTCCACCACCGGGAGGAGAAGGCAACTGCTGCAACTGTCCAGAGATTCTATAAGGATCTCCCCGAAAGTCTTTTTCTTTAATCTCTTGTAGTTCATTTACGTTAATCCAATCAGGGCATAACAATTCATTCTCTTTTGTTCTCTTATCTTGCCACACTTGATTATTCGACATACGAAGGGGAATTGTCCTACTCTTCATGCTCGGTATGTATTCCATAGGCAGAAACAAATGAACCCAAGACGGATCGTTCTTTGCAAGGATATGACCTGATAAATCTTTCTCGTGCGTTCTTTGTTGCATAACAAGACGTCTGAAGCTGCTGTAAGGAGCAACGAAACGAGAGGACATCACGAAGTCATGCCAGTCATTTGTACCTTCACGAACAACATCGCTTTCCGAATCACGGACCGAGTTTGGATCATCACAGTTGTGTACGAGAAACTTCATCGCAAAATAATTGTTGTTATCTTTGATCTTTAAGTTATATACTGATTGGTGTTGAAGCGTTTTCTTTCTGACAGATTTCACTTTTACATTCATTAAACTTATACAAGGATTTAAAAATGTACGAATATATACCTCCACGTCATTTACACAAAGTAGGAACAAAGATTAACAACATCACTATATTAGATTTCTTTATAGAATCTGGGCAATTAAAAATTCATTATCGATGCGATTGTGGAAATATTAGTAAATGCAAGTTTCATGTTCCCAGCAAAAGTTGTAAGGAATGCTATTATAAAAGAGCAGGTGAAGGGGGTAGAACTCATGGACTTACAAGATCTCCTGAATATATATGCTGGGACTCAATGAAACAACGCTGCTTTAATCCAAGATCTAAGCCATTTAAAAATTATGGAGGACGAGGAATAACCGTTTGTGAAAGATGGACAGGACGAGACGGGTTTATAAACTTTCTAAATGATATGGGGAAAAGACCTAGTCTAGAATATTCAATAGAGAGAATTAACAATAACGGGAACTATGAGCCTTCTAATTGCAAATGGGCGACTCAAAAAGAACAATTATCAAACAAGAGACAAGGAGATGGAATATATCGTATCCATAATAAAATTTGTACTATCTGTAAGATTTCGTTTAAAGGGTATTATAAAAATTTATATTGCTCAAGATCATGTCAATGCAAAGCATATCAAAAAAGGAAACGTCAAGCTAAACTCAAAACCTCGTCATTTTCTAGAACATCTTCAGCAGAGATATAACCCTTACCTTCTATATAGATGGGGTGATTAGGAGTGCACCTTAAAATAGTCCCGTCTTCTAGCTCTATTTCAATAAATTCGTCAGTCGTATTTTTATGAAACTCTTCAATCTCTTTGAATTCAGTTTGTTGAGTTTCATGATTAAACGATAAAACCTTACAATTAATGCCTTCTTCCACAATCCATCCAATTGGATATTCTCCCTGATCTGTCTCAACCATTGTTTCATAGGGAAAACAGATATCAAAATGACCACCTTCACCTGTGTTACCTCCAGACACAGAACTAGAGATACGGTATCCGCCTGTCGTGTTTTCAAAGCGAAGTTTGTTATTAACATCGCTCATTAATCTAAAGTCTTGCCCCCATAAAGATTGATACCAGGGACTTAAGATGAGACGACGTGCGTAAACGCTATCACGAACAGACAGTCCTTCTTTATAAGATGTGTAGAGGAATGAGAGATTAGGGCGCTTTGTCCAAACCCAAGGATTAAAGAAAACTGAACCAATGGTGCTCTTACCCACACGAAAAGGACAATTGATAATTAGACGTCTGATTTCTAAATTGCAGAGCGCCTCAAGATGTTGACAGATAACCTCAAGATGATAGCTCTTAATAAAGCTTCCGGTACCTCTCGTAGCTTCCCATGCTTTAATGGTGAAGTAATAGAAACTATTCTCACACAACCATTTCTCTTCAATCTGCTGATCATTAAGTTTGCTTTCACTAAACTGATAGAGATTGAGATTAAGTTTTTCTAATTCTTTTTCTAAATTACCACTGAGAAGCTTAGAGTTTTGTCTCATCTTTTTTAATAAACTCAAGATTCAATTCAGCTAACGCAAAGAGATCATCAAGATCTTTTTCTTCTATTTCTTCATGAACATTCTTAAAGACTTTAGCGCCAGCATGTTCATAAGCTAATCGCAAAGCTTTCTCACGAAATTTATAATTTAGTTCCTTACAAGGTGTGTATTTTTTTTCTGACATATTATTTACCTTCATATTTCTCGTATATATTTTTCATCTGTTCTTGATATTTTGCATACTTTTTACGTACGGAAAAATTATAAATCCAAATAAGATAGGAGCAAATTCTAATTGGCGGTCTGTATCTAAATAACCAGAAATTAAATTTAGATATTTTATCATTAATTAACATATTCAATCTAATTGACTTATGAAAATCTTCAAGTGCCTTTTGACTTTCTTTCTATTTTGGAGTTAATTCATTACTCACCCAACATCTCTTTCTCTAGTCTTTCTAATTCATCTTGATATTGAGTAAAGACAGCATTCCATTGCTCACTATATTTAAAGTAATAATCTTTAATGGATTCCCAATGTTTTTCTCTAGCATCTTTTATCTGCTGATTTAATATTTCAACATCCGGCTGAATACTTTCTTTGTATTCTCTATTTAAAAAACTGCAATTTCTTTCAAAATCTAATTGTACCGATCTTTTCTTTTCTTGATATTCTTTATATTTCTCGGGATCAATTTTACCTCTGATTGATATCTTCATTGACATTATCACTCCTTAACGATCTTTTTCTTAGCTCTTAATAAATTATAGAACAGATTGTAAA